TGCGATACCAAGGCATTGAAAAGGCATTCCAGGCAGGCGAGCGTCGGATGAACCGTATTGAGTATTTGCTCTATGCGACGATCCTTGCTGTCCTGTTTGGCCCAGGAGTGGCTGCAACCTTCCTTAAAAAATTCTTCGGCCTATAGTATGTTTGATCTCCTTGGTGGTGGCATTCTTGGCTCCCTGCTCGGGGGTATTTTTCGTCTGGCCCCCGAGGTGCTCAAGTGGCTGGACAAGAAAAACGAGCGCCAGCACGAACTAGCGATGTTCCAGCGCCAGTGCGAGTTAGAGGCCCAGCGCGGTCAACAGAAGCTCGCCGAGATCGGCGCACAGCGCGAAGCGGCCATTGACGTAGGCGTCATGGACGCCTTCAATGCCGCAATCCAGCAGCAGACCGAGATGGTCAAAGCTGCTGGCGGTTGGGTCGCCTCCTTGAGCGCCTCTGTGCGCCCGGTGGTGACCTACTGGATTCTCTTCATCTGGTCCTTTGTCCACGTTTGGTTCGCTTGGAACGCTTGGATTAGTGGCGCGGTCCCGACTGAGGTCTTCAAGACCATGATGTCGCCGGACTTCAGCGCGTTAGTCGCAGGCACCCTGAACTACTGGTTCCTTGACCGCACCCTGGCCAAGCGGGGGCTTGCGTGAAGCTGGACATCGCGCTCGAACTGTGCAAGCGCTTTGAGGGCTTTCGCAGCAAGCCGTACCTGTGCCCGGCCGGGGTTCCCACGATCGGCTACGGCTCCACCTACTACGCCGATGGGCGCAAGGTCGATTTGAACGATCCGCCCATGGGTGAGCCCGAGGCCCGAGCGCTCTTGCTGTCTGAGCTGTTGCACACCTACGCGCCAGGCACGCTTCGGCAGTGCCCAGGTCTGTTGGTGCTGGCCGCGTCCACAGGCCAGTGGGGCGTGCTCAACGCGATTGTGGACTTCGCCTACAACCTGGGCGTGGGGCGTCTTCAGACCAGCACACTGCGTCGCAAGATCAACGCGCAGGATTGGGAAGGGGCCAAAGAACAACTGATGCTGTGGACACGAGGCGGTGGGAAGGTCCTACCTGGCCTTGTTCGCCGACGTCAAGCAGAATGTCAACTAATACCGTGAGAGGAACCCCCATGGCCACAAAGAAAGCCCCTGCCAAAACCAAATCCAAGGTCAATGCTGCCGGAAACTACACCAAGCCCGGCATGCGCAAGGCTTTGTTTGAGAGGATCAAGGCAGGTACCAAGGGCGGCGACCCAGGCGAGTGGTCCGCGAGAAAAGCACAGCTCTTGGCGCAGCAGTACAAGAAAAAGGGTGGGGGATATACCTCATGAAAGCGCCGCAGCAATCGCTTAAAGATTGGACGGCCCAGAAGTGGCGCACGTCCGATGGTAAGCCTAGCAAGGGCAAAAAGCGGTATCTTCCGGAGGCAGCGTGGAGTGCGCTGTCGCCCGGCGAGAAGGCTGCAACCAACCGGGCAAAGGCTAAGGGCAACGCCAGGGGCAAGCAGTTTGTGAAGCAGCCTAAAGGCATTGCCAAGAAAACAGCGGGGTTTCGGTAAGCCATGCCACTTCTTCGACTCTTCCTCAAGCCCGGCGTTGACAAGCAAAACACTGAATATGGTGCCGAAGGCGGTTGGGTAGATTGCGACTATGTTCGGTTCCGGTACGGGCTTCCGGAGAAGCTTGGGGGTTGGACACAGTTCGGTGACACGGCGGTCAACTTTGTCGGTTCGTGTTCCGAGGTGTTCACTTGGAATGCCTTGGACGGCTCGCCGTATGCCGCGATCGGTACGAACAAAAAGGTCTACGCTTTCTATGGCGGCACGTGGGCTGATATCACGCCTATTCGGTACACCGTTACTGGGACGGTCACGTTTGACACCACCAACGGGCTTACTACGGTGACAGTCAATGACACCGGGCATGGAGCGATTGCGGGAGACTTTGTCACCTTTAGTAGCGTGAGTGGAAATCCAGGGGGCATTCCTAACGCGAGCCTTAACAATGAGTTTGAGGTGGTGTCGGTCATCAGTTCGACTGAGTACATCATCACCTCGCCTGTAGCAGCAAGCAGCACTGCGACAGCGGCAGGAACGGCAGACGCTGCTTATCAGATCAACACTGGGAGTGCCAACTCGTTTGTTGACTTCGGGTGGGGCACTGGCACGTGGGGCTTGAGCACATGGGGCACGCCCCGCCCTCCTTCTGCGGGGCTACAACTTAGTTCACAGGTGTGGCAGTTTGACACCTACGGGGAGGACCTGATTCTTCAGTATGTGGACGGTGGAATTTACGAGTGGTTCCCCAGCACGGGGTTGGGCGTGCGCGCAACAGCTATCCCTGGCGCGCCAACGAAGAGCAAGTATGCGTTGATCTCCACGCCGGACAGGCACCTCATCTGTTTTGGTACGGAAGAAACGATCGGCACGTCCACCTCGCAGGATCCAATGTTGGTGCGGTTTTCGTCGCAGGAGGACATCACCGACTTTGTACCAACGGCTACCAATACGGCGGGCGGTCAACGGCTGACGGACGGCAACCAGATCATCACCGCTCTTCGGTCACGAGGACAGATCTTGATTTGGACTGACATGTCGCTTCACGGCATGCAGTATCTCGGGCCGCCCTACACGTTTGGCTTTCAACAGCTGGGGGCCAATTGCGGAATTATCGCGCCGCATGCATCGGCGGACGTAAACGGTGTGGCGTACTGGATGAGCAAGGACGCGTTCTTTGTGTTTGATGGCACGGTGAAAAAGATCCCGTGCACGGTGCAGGACTATGTGTTCAAGGACATTAATGTCGTTCAAGCGCAGAAGGTTCATGTTGGGATCAACACGCAGTTCAACGAAGTCACGTGGTGGTACTGCTCGTTCACGAGTGACTACATCGATCGTTTCGTGACCTACAACTACCTTGAGAGCGTCTGGTCGATTGGCTCGATGCCCCGCACGGCGTGGACGGATATTGGGACGTTTGAGACGCCGCTTGCCACTGAGTACGACCAAGACAGCACCGCAGCAACGATCAGCACCATTTACGGCCTGACAGCGGGGCGAAGCGTGCTGTACAACCAGGAGGACGGCGTCAATGGGGATGGCGAGGCGATCAACTCGTACATCTACTCTGGTTACTTTGACATTGGCGATGGCGACGAGATGCTTTTGATGAGCCGGTTCATTCCGGACTTCAAGAACCAGATAGGTAATCTGACAATACGCCTGCTGTTACGTCCCTTTCCCCAGGCAACTGCGTCGCCCAGTTCTCTGGATCCGTATGTGATCACGCCGACCACGGAGAAGGTGGACACCCGAGCGCGCGGAAGGCAGATACAGTTGCGCATTGAGGGCACGGATCTGGATGGGAACTGGCGCTTTGGCACGATGCGCGTGAACCTCCAGCCGGACGGCTTGCGATGAGCAAGATCACCAACGTCCGTCTGCCCAATGCGGCCACGCAGGGCTACAGTGCCGAACAGTTCAACCAGCTTGTGCGCTCGCTTGAGCAGATCGTTTTCCAGCTCAACAACACGTACACACCTGTCACGAGCGAGGACAAGGCAGCCGCCCTAACATGGCTCGTGGGCGGCGGTGGGGCAGCCGGTGGCGGTTTTGCAGGAGGCATTCGCGGGTTCCAAAACAGCAACGGCATCATGCTGCCCAACGCGATGCTGGTGTCTGATGCGGACCAGAGCAACGCCAGTATCACGGGAGAGAACCTGATGACGTTCTCCAGTACACCGGTTGCCAACGGCATCACCTACACCAACAACAGTCGCATCAAAGTTCCGTGCTCTGGTCAGTATCTGGTGACGTTCACCTTACAGGTCACCAACGAGGGCAATACGGCGGCGGAGTTTGAAGTGTGGGCCAAGGACACTGGCACTAATGTAAGCTTAAGTAACACCCGCTTTGATATTCCAGCGCGCAAGAGTTCAACCATTTGGTCTCATGTGGTGCCCGCCATCACCGGCATTTTCACTGTAGAAGACCCTGTCAATGATTACCTTGAGATTGCGTGGTGGTCCGACAGCCTTGATGTGTACTTAGAGCACTACGCTGCGGGGACAAGTCCCACGCGCCCGGCCATCCCGTCGGTGATTCTGACCATCAACTTCGTATCGGCGATGTGATATGGCAAACAAGTACTTTCGGAAGCATCTGACGCCTTCTGCTAACACGGAAACGGCCATTTACACGGTGCCGGATGCCAATGTATCGGTGCTTTCGTCTCTGCGGGTGACAAACGAAAACGCCAGTTCTGCCACCTTGACCGTTACGGTGTACCCCCTGGGGGATGCCACGGCGTACAGGCTGCTGAAGGGCTATGTACTGCCGACCAGTCAGACCATGGATGTACTGTCGGGGGTGTCTTGTGTGATGCAGGCAACTGACGTGCTCAAGGTGACCTCGACCGTAGCGGATGTGGATTTTTACCTGTCGTATCTTGAGATGGACAGGTCGTGACCAAAAGCGTGATAATTGAGGCCAAATTCGCGTCCTTTCCCGGCGCGCGGGCCGTGAGCCCTTTGGCATAAGCAGAGGAAAGGACCATTATGGAAAACGAAGGCATCATGGCGTTGCCCGGCATGCAGGGCATGGGCCGTGAACCACAGGGCCCTCAGTATGTCTCCAGCGCCGACGCTTATGACGCGGCAACACAGGCTTTGGAGATGGCTAGCCCTGGCGCGTCCGCGCCGTATCGGCAATCCATCCGGAACAAGATTGCAAAGCTTCAACTGACCCAGCAGCAGCTAGGTCAGCTGATTTTGCTTGTCGAATTCCTGTTGCAGGATCCGGGCAAGTACTCCAGTAACGTCAAGAGGCTGGTAGAGGCGGGGATCCTGAACCAAGGGCAGCTGCCGGAGCAGTTTGACGCTCAGTTTCTTGGCGTGATCCTGTCGGTTCTCCAAGAATCCCGGATGATGCAAGCCGAGGGCGCCCAGCCGCCTGAGATGCCTGGGATGCCTCCGATTCAGATGGCCGAGGGCGGATTGGCGTCCGTGGCCCAGCACCTTCAAAGCATGGGCCGCAATGGTGACACCGTCCTTGCGCACATTACGCCCGAAGAGGCAGCGCTACTCAAGCGCATGGGGGGTGCAGGGACAATCAATCCTGACACTGGGCTTCCGGAGTTCTTTGTTAAGGCTCTAAAACGTATTGCGAGCGGCATTGGCGACGCCTTCCAAGGCGTTGTTAACGCGGCTAAAGACATCGTTTCCTCCCCAATAGGAAAAATTGCCGCCACGATTGCTCTTGCTACGGTTCTTGGCCCCGCTGCGGCAGGAGGTCTTGGGATTATGTCCACCCCCATGGCCGCCATGACAGCGGGCGCGGTGACGGGGGGCCTTTCCGGTGGTATGAAAGGCGCGCTGATCGGTGGCGCGTTGGGCTATGTTGGCGGCGGTGGGGACTTTGGCGGCTTAGGTAGCCCCTTGGGAGGCCTGAGCAAAATGTTGCCGGGGGCCGGAACGGCGCTTAATACGGGATTAACCTACGGTGCCTTTGGTACGGGGGCGGGTCTTGCGTTGGGGATGAGCCCCAAACAAGCGCTCACCCTGGGCGCGCTGTCCGGGCTGGGCGCGGGCGCTTTGCAAGGAATGAGCAATGCTCGGTTAGCCGGGGAAGGCGCAGCGGCCCCAGCGAATCTCGGCCCTGAGCCATCGCCTATTCAGCAGGCCGCAGCGGCGGGCAGTGAAGCGGGGATGCAGGGAGTTAGCATTCCGGGGCTGGATCAGGGGGTCGGGGCACTTCCTGACGCAGCCACGATGGTTCAAGCGGACATGTCAGCAGGAACGGGTGGGTCACCTTTTGCGGGCATGCCGAACGAGGCGCTACAGACTCCTGTCTCACAGCCCTTAGGAGGGGCTCGTGTGGAGGATACGACGCCTTATTCCGAGACCCTGGATGCTCGGAACCTGCTCCAAGCGCAAGGACGAGAAAACATCGCGGCAGGAGGATCCTTCAATCGGGCGGCAACGACTGGCACTCAACAGGCTGCTTCTGGGACAAGTAGAGGGATGCTGGAGCGAATAAAGGACTACCTCGAAAAACCGTCGTTCGACAACTTCGGCAAAATACTTGTGGACCCCAACGCCACATCATTTATCGGCCGATACGGCCCGGGAATCGCGCTTGTAGGCGGGGGGCTCATGGCCACTGGGGCTTTCAAAGAGCCGCCTCAGGACATGACCAGAGCCAATGAGGCCCGCCGCCCGTTCCCCACTCCCGACCCCAGCCGGGGCACGTTTGCCCAGCCTCGAGCCATAGGTAGTAATGTCTTGGTGCCGACTCCGGGTGTGTTTCCAGGGGCAACCCCTGCCCCTACGCCACCCGTGTACCTTCCTACAGGGATCACGAACCAGCCAAAAGGGATCACTCAGCCGTACAACATGCCGGGCCTCTACAACGTCCCGCGTCAATACCGGGACGGCGGCACGGCGGAGTATCCCCGCAAGACGGGTCCGATCAACGGCCCGGGCACCGGCACATCCGATTCCATCCCCGCCATGCTCTCTGATGGCGAATTCGTATTCACAGCCAAGGCCGTGCGTAACGCCGGTGGAGGCAGCCGAAGAAAGGGCGCTAAACGCATGTACAAGCTGATGCAGGCGCTCGAGAGCGGCGGCATGGTGCAGGGGTAAAACATGTCAACTACTGTCACCGAACAAATCGTCCGTGAACCAGAGGCGATTGAGAAGTACAAAATTGACCTGCTTCAGCAGGCTCAACGCCTGTCCACGGGTCGAGATCCTGTAACCGGCGAAC